CATTTTACTCTCAATCCAACGAATTGCAACTTGCCCAGACAAAGTAATTGCTTCAGCATTTGCTAATTTAAAGTACCTAAACCATTCATTTCCAATGGCTCCATAAGCAGAGTTAAGAGAGATCTTTTTTGCCATTTGAATGTTATTACATCTGGAAATTTCCTTCTCCAATTCTTTTGTTTTTTTCTTCTCATACTGTTTTTTTGCATCAATCATTTTTTCCTTAAAAATGACACGATCATTGTACATTTTTTCCATTAGTTCCGGAAGAAATCCACGGATATCCTTGCGATACATAGCACCATTAGGGCACACTGCATAATCACCATACTTCTCAAAAGTAAGTTCTTGATTAAGAATCTTATCTACAGTTACAGTAGGGTGCCTTTCATCAACAAGAGTTTCTGGACTCAGATTGAATTGCATAATTAAATGTGGATATAGACTGTTTAAATCGAAATTAACAACCCAATCATAAACACCCGGAACAGGTTCTTTTACATAAGCACCAGCATACTTCTCATTTTTATCAGTTTTTTCTTTTGGTGGAATAACCGTATTTCTCTTCTTCAAGTAATTGTAGATAATAGTGTCCCACATTCTAACCTGTGAAAACACATCCTCATAGTTCACTTTACCATCATATGCCATCGTAAGAGCAAGTTCAATCAGTTTCATCTTGTCTTCCAAACGGTCAACAAGTTCTACGTCAACAATATTATATTCTACAAACTTTTGCCACCCCCTGGTATAAAAGTCCTTGAAAGTATCAAACTCGGAGTGATCTAATTTTTTCTGCCCCAGTTCTACGCTTGCAATATGATCTAGACGATACGATTCCTGATTAGAAGTTGCTGGAGACCACTTATAAAGTTTTAAATAATCTAGTTGAGATATTCCCTTAATATCATAACAAATCTGTTGACGATTATTTACCCACACTTCATTTTGAGAAACTAGTCCCCAAGGAGAAAAACATTTTGCTCTCTTATCACCAAGAACTCTATTCAATCTTCCGCAAATATAAGGAATATCAAAAAATTCAATGTTCCACCCAGTTACTACCTCTGGAGTATTATTTTCCCAATAATGAAGAAATGAATTAAGAAGAGCATATTCAGATTCACATTCAATATACTTTACATTCTTTTGAGTATTATTAAAAGATCTTGTTCCCCAAGTAATAATCTGCTTAGTGGTGTAATCTTGAATTGTAATTAATAGTATTTCTTCAACACACTCTTTTGGATCAGGAAATCCATTTTCTGAAGTGGTTTCAATATCAAGAGTCACCAATTTAATTTTAGTAGTATCAAACTTAATTTCATCTTCTGGATATTTGTCTGATATGTACTGGTACACATATCGTTCATTTCCATAAATCTTAAAATTTTCTATACCGTCATACTTTTTATAAAATTCACGACAATCTTTCACTGAACCAGGTTGAATTGGTTCTACATATTCTCCTTCTAGAGTTTTGTATTTTGATTCATTTTTTGATTTTACAAAAAGAGTAGGTGAATACTCTTCTTTAAACATAACGTGTTCACCATTATCATAACCGCGAACGAGAAACTTATTCCCGATCATTTGTACGTTTGTGTAAAAGCGCATTATTTAGTAAGATTTTGATATTTTTCAAGAAGAGTTGGTTTTGGATTAGTAAGAGTTAGTATCTTTTCGGAACTAATCATAAAAGTAGTTTCACTAGTAACATCAATTAACCAAGGAGACAATGTTTCATCTTTATGAAGGACAAATGGTTTAATTAACTTACAATCGGGTTCACCAATATCTACACCAACTTCCTCAATCTGTGTTACTAACATCAAGTTGTTCTGTAATACTATCAATTTCGTTTCCATTTTCTAATACCTGAGTTTCATACATTTCTTTAAGTTGAGAATTTGGTTCCACAAGAGTAACAATCCACTCAGGAACAATTTCTATTGTTGTATCTTTAGACAGTGAAGGCCATTGATGCAATGAAATACTTACCATATTTCCAGCATCTTGATCATCATCAATTACTTTATAAGATCCATTGACAAACACTTTGCATGGATTTTCTAGAATATAGCAAGCAAGTTTTTCTCCATAAAAACCTTCTTTAACATCTGAAATTATATTTTCTCCAGATTTGAAGATTACAAGTTTTACAGTCATAATACTCTCATACGTGTATGCACTTTAACATAAAAAAAGAGGGATGTCAACTGAATTTTGCCAGTTCACCCCTCTAGCGATAATGATATTAAATACTATTTAAAACCAAACTTTCTTTTGCTGATGTTCCGGAATAATTCGTTTCAACTCAATAGTCAATAATCCATCCTCAAAAACTACATTACAGACTTCTACATCGTCTGATAAAGTCCAAGATCGGGTGAATGCCCTTTTTGCCAATCCCTGATGTACATATTCAACATCTTCCTTTTCAGTTTGCCCTTCAACGAAGAGTTTACCTGATTCGGTAGTTACAAAAATTTCTTCTTTTTTAAATCCTGCGAGAGCAACTTCCAATCTAAAAGTAATGTTATTTTCTTTAACTAAATTGTACGGTGGATAATTTGATTCAGTTTGATGCAAGCTTCCCATTCTATGAAACCATTCGTCCATACCAATTGAATACCTGTCAACATCTCTTAAAAATTTTTCAACATTGTCAGTTTGATACTTTGCAAGTAAATTCATTTGTTTTCTCCTTAAAAAGCGAGGTTTATAATGTCAAACCCGAAGCATTTGACATTATTAATTATACAAGATCATAAAAAAAGTGGGATGTAATTTCCCACCATTTTTATTCGGTTTACTCCCCTACTTCCTGAGATCGTTTCTTAGATCCAATATTATATTTTTGTTCTAATTCCCACTCACCCTTTTCTTTAAAAGGAAGAACTTTAATTTGATTTAGAGGTGCTATATCAGCAATTTTGTCTGGATTTACTACAGACACAAGTCCCCAATCAGCGAGAAGATGAACAATTCTGTTACGACGTTGTATATCATTTACAGTAAGATTTGCATGTTTGCCATCAAGAGCGAAAAGTTCTTTAAAACTTACAATATAATATCGTCCTTGTTTATGGAGAATATGAGCACTCTGGTATAGTTTTTTTTCTTTTCTTGATGCAACTCCAATACGTGTTAGAGTTTCACGTACTTTTAAAAAGTCATCTGGTTCATTAAGAATAACCTCCACCATCATATCGGGAGACCAGTTTACTTGTGGTTCAATTGTTTGGTTAGTCATTTCATTCCGCCAGTTTCAAGTCGTTGTTTTATGAAGTTCAATTGAGTTTTGTTTAGAATTTTTAAAGCTTGAATTGCCTTATCATTACTATAACCATAGTAACGTTTTACATACTCTAAATCTTGAACTTTATCTTTACGGATCCAGGGAGAAAATCTCTTCCGTTTCCTCAAAGTATTTAGATAAAATGAATATTGCATATCTTTGTCTAATGAATGATTCATATTCATTTCATTTGCAAAAAGAATGCATTCAATATGTGCAGACAAACATTTATTAATGATATATGGTGCATAATCTTTTTTTGAAGTTTTATCTTCTTCCATTAAATTTTCTTTAGTAAAATTAATGGAATTCAACCAATCTTTCAACTCATAAGTCATCGTATAATCTCCAAGTTAGAACCAGGTTCCCATATCTCAAGTTTAGTTCTTAATCTTCCTTCAGACTTTAGTTTTTCATATCGGTTAGATGCTTTTCTTTTCCACCACTCAATCACATCATCAACTTCGTGACCAAATTTCGAGAGGTAGTACCTTTTCTTTTCTGTAAGGGTTTTTGCCTTATCAATTACATCATTAAACTCCTTAAGTTTTTCTTCACTATTAAGAGACTTACGAATAATCGCAATCATCTTTTGTTGAATTTTGAGTTTTTTGGATGATTTATCAGCAGAAATCAAACGTTCCCCACCGTTCCTTTCATTAAACCACCAGAAGAAATCACGAAACTCACCATCGTGAAACAAGGGCAGAAAATTACTTTCAGTATCTCCAATGTGACGAAGATATGGTTTTAATCCGTCATACATAGACATCCCCTTCGTAGTTCCATACAAAGAGGTTGTTTCAAAGTATTTTAAATCAGTTCCATACTTTTGATCAAATTGTCTCTTTAATTCATTAGAGCAAGCAAGAAGAGCAAGAAGTTTACCTCCCAGATAATTGTATCCAAATGGTTGCACAGGAACTATATTAAATCCCATCACAAACTCATCATTAATTACATCAAGAGGAAGAACTTTACTGAAGTGATCGTTTCTTGGTTTTGAATTAATAGTTGGAGAACCAAAACGAACTACTCCCAAAACCTTTTGAGTGTTTGTTTCTTCCACAATCCACTTATGAGTTCTTCCTGGAATTGCTTCCTCCACCGCATTTGATGCAGTTAGATTAAGTGTTTCCGAATACAACCATTGATTAAACCGCGAAGATGGTTTTGGATCAGTATCTACAATATGAATACGAATACTCATATCTTTTGGATGAATATCAAATTGGTCAAACATTTCTGTTTCTGC